ATCAGACTTCTTGTTAGCGTTCTTTCCTAAAGTACCGCGATTAGTATTGTCGTATTCCATGATTATCCTTGAGCAAATTTCTTGATTGCACTACGTTGCTTACTATCCAACTGTGACCAGAGTGCAGTTTTCCAGTCTGCATCTAGTTCCAGAGAATTGATGTACTCCACAGCTTCACCTACCTGATCCTTGTGAATCATCATAATGATGTCTGCTGCGTAGCTTTTAATCTCGTTCTGAGATTGTTCGTCTAGCGTGTCGAATACGTCTTTAGTGACAGGCTTGGCTGACTTAGGTTCGTCTTTCCCTAGAGTTGCGTCTACTGCATCATGCTCGGTTATCTCTAGTGCATTTAGGAAAAGGTAGCGACGTAGATAAGTATGTTGGCTACCCAAAGCCTGAATTGCTGGTGATTTGCCAGCATCAATCGTAACGCGAGGTGCAGCTTCAGCTACAGGACTACGAAAGAAAATTGTTCCACCAAACTCTGTGTCTACAATTTGCATTATTGCTTCATTGTTATCAATGGTGAATACTGAGCAAAGACCTAACTCAAAGAAAATGCTGTTTACTGTAGGTAAGAAGTCACCTAGTTCAAAGTATTTGAAACCTGCGAAACTATTGTGACCAGACTTCTTGAGTTCTACGTTCTGTAGTTTGACTCTAGCTTTCTGAAGTTTTTGGTAAACAACCGTTTCTTTGGTTGAGATTGCATTATCTGAGTTCATATTAGTTATCCCTTAGCGAATTTCTTATTGAAGATGATATTGTTAGATTGTGATTCCTGAGTAGTTTGTAGCGTTGTAGCCTCCTTTTGCTCTTTGCGAATACGATCGAAAGTCTTGCGAATGTTCGTTTTGCCACTTGGAACATACTTAAAGTTTCTATCTAAGATTGATGGAAATACTTTCTTCATGCAAAGCTGTCCATGAGCATAGCCAGCAGTAGTAAAGCAACTAAGACTAGACCTGCATGGCGGTCAATAAAGTCAGCTAACTTATCATCAGGGTTAAATAGTTTCATTTCCTCTCTCCAGTTCGTCTACGAGTTGAATGACTGCACTCGGCGCATTTTGTAACGCACGATAAGCCATAAACACGATTTCTTTGTCAGCATCTGAGGCTGATCTACGTTCCATCCTATCAATAAGTAGACGGAGTGCATAGACGATCTCAGCAAGCTGCCAGTTAGTAATCTCTGCTCGACTAGGGTTCATCGCCCCTCCGCTACTCTGTCTTTCATTTCTTGATATAGCCAGTCTCCGCGATCACGAGCTAAATCTTCTTCAGTCTCAACGTAATCAGGAAGTGTGGATTCTTTAACCAGTCGATTTACCATGCCTACTAAATGCCGACGAATAGCAGCCTGTAGTTGAACAGGATCGGACTGGAATATCGAGCAAGTCTCTAGTAGTAGGCAAAGTTCCTCCTCTAGTCGTTCCTCGCGTGACTCTTTTAATGTATCTTTATACATAGCAGTTAGCTCACCCGGAAATCCATCTTGCAGGGTGCTGATGAGAAACTGCTCTAACTCTTGCTTGTCGTTCATATCTAATCTCCTAGTTAATTGCTGCAAGGGAATAGTAAGCGAACTAAGTATTTCTGTGTAAAAACATTTTCTATAGAGAACTATATCGCTATAGAAACATTCTATTAGGAAACCATAACATTTCTGGCACAATCATGGTTAAGAAAAAAAACTTACCAAAAGAGAAACAAGAAGTACAAAGATTTTTGCCTAAGACATCACCTAGAGGACAACCGATTGGCAACAGACCGTTCAAAACCCTTAGCTCCAAAGTTAGAAACACTTGGAACGGAAACGATTTATAACTTCAGTACTCGGCTTTGCTCTGTTTGCAAAAAGACAAGATCGTTAGCGCAGTTCAAAGATAGCAATATTTGTAAGACTTGCGAATTAAGAAAGCCGAAGGTATAGTCAATGGGAATGGCTAGGGAGTGCAACCCGAAAAGACGATTCGTTACCGTCCTGCCTGACCCGCCCTTTTTAGTAACGACAGCCAATAACGTGAGGCTTATATGCGACTCATCCCTAAAAACTGGAGAGCGTTCCAGCATTACGGCAACCGCCGACCACCTTGGATCAAACTGCATCGTGAACTCCTAGACGATAGGGAATTCATGAGCTTGCCTATGGCTAGTAAAGCCATAGCTCCACTACTCTGGTTACTTGCTTCTGAATCTGAAGATGGCAGTTTTGACGCTGATAGCGAGGAGCTAGCGTTTCGCTTGCGTATTGCTAGCAAAGATGTTGAGGCTGGACTTAAGCCATTGATTGATAATGGATTCTTCCTAGATGCTAGCACCTTGCTAGCACCATGCTTGCAACTTGCTAGCCCAGATAAAGAGACAGAGAGAGAGAAAGAGAAAGAGAAGAAGCAAAAGATTGAAATTCCTGAATTCATTCCTTTGCAAGATTGGAATGATTTTGTTGAGATGAGGAAACACACTAAGAGATCAATGACGGAACGAGCCATGAAAATAATGTTTAACAAATTGCAACAAATGAAAACTAAGGGATTTGATATTTCTGAGGTGTTGCAAAAAAGCATTGCTAATAACTGGTCTGACGTTTACGAGCCTAAAGATAAAAAACCTAGTGAACCTGTCTTTGCAAGGAGACCACTATGATCGGCGATTTTTTAAACAAGTTAGAAAAAGTGCAAGGCAAGCGTGGTCATTGGGTAGCCTGTTGTCCAGCCCATGAGGATAAGCGTCCAAGCCTAGCGATTACCGAGACTGATGACGGACGCATTTTGCTGAAGTGCTTTGCTGGCTGTAGCGCATACGAGGTCGTTAGCGCAGTAGGTATGGACTTGACTGATCTGTTTCCAAAAGATCAATCTTTTATTCCTAGCGAAAGCAATAAACCAGTCCGTAGACCGTTCTATGCCACAGACCTAATGAAAATAATCCATTTTGAGGCACTTATTACGTCGATAGCGGCGTTTGATATGGCTGAGGGTAGGCGGATATCAGACGGTGATAAAAAACGGCTTAAAACGGCTTTTACGCGAATTAACGAAGCAGTAAGTTATTTATAGGAGGAAATATAAACATGAAAGCATTTCCAATACCGCATACCGTTGTAGACGCAAATGATCCTGCGTTTAAGTTGGGTCAGGCAGGCATGGATTTACGCGATTACTTTGCGGCTAAGGCTATGCAAAGTATCCTCTCAACGGTTAAGGGTGTTGATATTGGATTAGATAAAGGAAAAATTACTGAGGATACATTTACGATGGCGAGATGTGCTTATGCGATTGCTGATGCCATGATGGAAGTCAGAAAAGATGACTGAATCCAAGCTGGTTGAGTTAGGCTTCTCTGAGGTAACACCGGGATTTTGGGTAGGAAGTGTTTTTTCACTTAACAGGCTATACGAACTAGGGAGACAGGATGAGTCTGGAGCAACGAGCAGAGGAACTCGACAAGGCGAGACAACAAAAGATTATCAAGTCGGACAGCATTGACGTGGAGAAATATCTCCATGCTAACGATGTAACTCTAAAGGTAAAGCAGGCTAGGGATTTCCTAGATGCAATAAAGGAAACTTATCTTAGTACAACTAAAGATACAAAAATCCTATTACCTTGGAGTAAGACACACGATTCTTTTGCGTTTAGACCGGGAGAAGTCACGGTTTATGCGGGTTCTAACGGTGGTGGTAAGTCGCTGCTGACAGGACAAATAGCTCTGCACTTAGTAAAACAGAAGCAGAAAGTGGTGATAGCGTCGTTTGAAATGAAGCCGATTAAGACGCTAGAGAGGATGCTGAGACAGTTCTCAGGGGAATATATTGATGATCCGCTGGTGTCAGATCGAGAGGCTTACATTACGAAGATTTTGACTCGGATGGATAAGTTCACGCTGGATCATCTTTATCTTTACGACCAGCAAGGAACAACTAGCCCGGACAAGGTTATCGCCATGTCCAGATATTGCGCTATGGAACTAGGTGTTCAGCATATCTTTATTGATAGCCTGATGAAGTGCGTCAAAAACGAGGATGACTTTAACGGACAGAAAAACTTTATCGACGAGCTAACGGCATTGGCAAGAGACCACAACGTCCATGTTCACCTAGTCCACCATATCCGTAAACAGGCGAGTGACGAGGTAACACCGAATAAGAACGACCTGAAAGGCTCTGGTTCCATTAGCGATCAGGTAGATAACGTCTTTCTTGTGTGGCGCAACAAGAAGAAAGAAAACCAGCGAAATCGTGGTGAGCAGATAGACGAATCGCAGGGGGATACGTTCTTAATGAACGAGAAGCAGCGTAACGGAGAGGCTCAGGAGTGGTATCAGCTTTGGTATCACCAAGCTAGCCAGCAGTTTGTTGAATCGGCAGGATCAAGACCACAGGACTTTGACAACAATGGACGTTTTAGAGACTGA